TCGAACATCTGTTTGCGCGTGATGCCCGTATCCGTGGACGCAGCCGTCGCAAAGTACTTGAGGAAGGTGTTGGCATCCTTGGGCGCAACCGTCGTGGCCGAGGTGCCTCCCGATTCACGATTGTAGTAGCCCATGAGAATGTCCATGTTCTTCAGGTAATACTCCTGCACGGGATCCGACTGCACGGCCTCCTGCTCCAGTTCCTTCACGCGCGCCTCCCACTGCGAGCACTGAATGACATCGCCAATCTCGTTCGATCCGCGCACAGCCTGAATCCGCTCCTTCAATTGCGCCAACTCCGCCTCTGCATCCGCCTTGGACTGGGTTTCCCGCAGTCCCTGGACAATATCCTGGTGAACCGAATCGAGCGTCCCGATGGACGCCGATCCCGTTTCCCGTATCCGCCTCACCTTGAATACATCCATACTGAACTTGTGGTTGTCTATGTAGATGCCTTCGGGGCCTTCTCCAAGGCCTCCACGACTTCCTTCATAAAGGCAGGGTTTGAACAAATTTGAGGCCTCTGCTTGCGAACGGCAGCCAAGAGCATGGGAAAGTCGAGTCCAAAGTTCTTACACATGTAGTACAGCAGCAGAAACGCCGAGCGGTTGATCCCCGCCTGGCAGTGGACAAACACAATGGCGTTGGGGGCACGGAGAAACGACCGCAGAGCCGCTTCGAACTGGGGATACCAGTCGAGAATCTTGACCTGGGGAGAGTCGTAGGCATCCAGCTGAGCGTAGCGGCTCGGATAGCGCTGGCGGAACCAGCCAGGTGAATCCTCTGAGAAAGCGCAATTGATGACGTGTGTCACCCGATGCGTATTCACGAAAAACGGGGTTAGCGATGCCCCCGCGCCCAAGCAAATGTTGGGATACACCCACGCGGGAGTGTCGCTCATTCCTTATGAATAGTTGCGTGTCTTAAATCCCCAAACTACCGAGAAACACGGAGAGCAGGTGGGCAATCACCACGGCTGCCGCGCCCAGAACGCCCGCGCCCTGCCACGACACCACGCCGCCACTGGTGTACATCGCCGGCAGATACTGCAGAAGCATGTTGCGCGGCGTGGACATGGAGATGATCGCAGCCGCGACAAAGAAGCAGAAGTACAGCTTCAGATTACGGAACATGAATCCCATGGCCGGCAAGGTCGGCTTGAAGGACGGGACCATCGAGCCCTGCGTCGTCTGCTCGGTCGAGGGCATCGGGATCAGAGGCGGCGCCGACTGGTTGCCCTGCGGCGACGGAAGCAATGCATCCAAGGAAGTGGAATCGCTGTCCATTGTTTATACTCAAGGCATCTTTTCGCATGTCGCATCTTCCACGCGGTAGCGATAGCACTTTCCATCCACGCGATTCGTCTTGGTTCGAATGTCCTCCAGTGGCAACGCCAAGGTGTGATGGGTCGTGAAGTCGCGGTGGAAGAGGAGCGCCGCCAATCCCAACCCAATGATGAACGAAAAGAAGGGTCGGGCGCGTTCGATTGTGCTCGCAATGTTCAGCACCATTACTTCTTAAGCGACGCCAAAAGATTGAACGAGTCTGTCTCGGAGGTGCATGGAACTTCCGTGGCCTCCACGTGGACGCACCCCGTGTCGGTATGGTAGATCAGCTGGCCGTCGCTGGGGTCGGGAACCTTGGACACGGTGCGCTTGGGGGGAATCACGATCGTGGAGAGCAACAATCCAAAGGTCACGCCTGCGACAAACCAGATGCCGTCGATCATTGTGTTTTAGACCCGAAATAACCTTTCACTGCAGCGAACCCTTCGGAGAAATTGACGGATCCCAAGCCCGTTCCAGGTATCTGTGCATTGTCTACCATCTTGCCTCCCGCCGGCAGCTGGCTCTCGACAAAGTACCAGAAGGTGAACTGAATCGCAAAGGACCACACGGGGGCCAAGGCTGCAAGGGCCGCCATGATAAATCGGGTCGGTCCAAATTGTCCGACCATTCCCGCCGCCACTGCAAAGATCGCTCCGTATTTCCCGTACTTGGCCTCGGTTACATTTCCTGGAGTGAGACCAGACTTCAGAATGTGGTCCCATATCTGATACGCCCACACGATCATCAAGACCCAGAACACAGCAACCGTCAACCAGAACTGGAGAGTGCCTGCAGCCAGAGCCGCCTTCCAACTGAGTTCGCTGGGTTTCTTCATCAAGAGCCCCCACGCAGACAGCTTGCCGAGAATGATGATCTGATCCATTCCAAACTCTCGCGTGTGGTATCCGTCAGGGTCGATCCACTGGATCGCCGCGACAGGTGGACTCACTTGGATGGCCAGTGGGTCGTCGGGTTCGGTGAGGATTCCATCGTCGCGAAGATCCTTTACGAGTTTCTTGACGGGATACTCCACATACCCCGCGTAGCGATTGGCATTGAGGTATTTGATGATGTTGACTATCTGCTTGCCGTATGTGAACTTGGCGGCCACAATCCGAAGCCCAGGATCGGGGGGACTCGGAAAGGTGTACGACGGCGCAGTGGGGATTGTGGGAACCACGAAGGACCGAGCGGTCACTGGTGGATCCTCCTCGGGGGCCGTCCGCACTTGATACGGATTGACCTTGATGGGCGGCGGAGGATTGCTCATATTGTTAAGAAGCAAACACAAGATTGGCAAGACCACTCACGACACGCAAGTAATTGTAGGATTCCACATACGCGCCGACCGTGTAGGTGTACTGAAACACCACGGTAGCGTTTCCACTCGTGTTGATGTTCTGAACCACAGACAAGATCTGGTCTGGAGTGTACAATCCAATCTGTCCTGCAGGGATAACGACGGGATTCGGACTGAACACCGTGGACTTGAGGATACACACCGTGGCTGTCGTGGGGGCCGATGGCTGGTTGGGAGCGGGAAGAGGCTGCTGAAGAGTCAGACGCAGAACTGCCTTGTTGATTGTGCTTCCATTCGCCGCGCCCGACGGCTGATACTCATTGTTGTTGAGCGCAAACGAATACATGTAGACGCCCGGCATCAGAAGCGGGGCTGTTCCCGATCCAAAGCGGTATTCTTGGAGAAGCGAGTAATACTCAACTGGCTTCACTTGGAGGCGCTCGTTGCCATCAAACAGAATCACTCCATCCACTACGCTGTCCCGAGGAAACACGGAGCTCACCTGGTTCTGACCCGACGCATACAAGCTTGTGGCTACATCTGTCGTGTTTACGCTCCACGGGGCGCGGTCGGGGTTCGGCCAATTGGTGTAATTGTCCCACATGTTGTTCGCAATGCTGTCGGAACGGGCCACAACCCACGCGACCCGCGACACCAAGTTCCGCATCGGCAGAAGCAGGTCTGTGTTCGGGCCATACTGCCCCTCGGCACTCACATAACTGACCTCCTTGAACATGTAGCTCTGGTCGGCCGTGGCGAACTGGTTCATCTCCATCTCCGTGAGGTAAAAGAAGTTGCACTCCAGGTAGGGTCCAGGGAAAAAGGTCGTCACACCTGGGTTCGTCGGGGCGCCATTGGGAAGCGACGGGGTCAGGAACAGGTTCATGGGGAACAGATCGGGGCGCACACGCTGGCCATAGGTCGGCGAACTGGGCGTCACATCGATCACCGTATACAGATACTTCAGGGGGCGCAGGGTGACATTGATGTAAACCTCCGTGTTCTGCATGGACACCAGGGGAAGACACGACCCCACACTCTCGCAGAACCAAAAGTGGAGGGGAACGATCAACTGCCGCGACCGAATCGAAGGCTCTGGAATCGTGCTGCCCGGAAAGATGATGTTCCCCGAGACATCAAGCGCAGGCGTCCCATAGGAGACTGCGTGGGGATACTGGCCTTGGCGGTCGTAGGCATGGGACGGGTCGTAGATCTCGCGAACATTGCCGGTCATTTTGTCGACCGTTGAGCGCTTCGTTCCGTCAAAGGTCAGGTAGGAATACAGCTTCATCCACTCACCCGGCAGCCGCTGAATCAGCTGGCCATTCATGGTGAGTTCGATATGATCAATCAGATTGTAGCCAATGTTGCGAATCCACTCGAACTCGTATCCAATGGCCGTGCAGCGCGGATCGTAGCCCGTGGGCGGGGTCGACACGGGAACCAGTGGAGACCAAATATCGGGGAGAGTGATGACCAGATACACGTCGTTCAGCAGCTGGGCGTAGCGATCGATGCGCGCCGACAGCTTGCGGGACTGGTTGAAGTCAAAGTTGAGATTGGCAGACCCAAAGTCCACACGGATATGCTCCATGGCAAAGTTCGTGTGGCGTTTGTAGGTGTTGCGGAAGTTGGTCATGGACGGATTGCCGTTGACCAACTCGTTCTGGGCTCCCACGCCCACCAGCTGGAGGAGTGCACCAGGCATTTGTAGTTAAGGAACATCATTGTTTAATAGAGAACCGCGCCACTCTGCGTGCAGCACTGCGTCGTCGTCGTCTTGCCCAACCCACTGCACGTATTGTTTCCCCGGCAGGCTGCTGCAACCGTCAGCTGGTAGCGCGTTGCGGCATTCGCCTGGAGACTGAGATAGGTGGACGGAATCTTGTTCTTGCCAAACGGCGGGTCGGCCCTGTAGATCTTGGAAATCACTTGGCGCTTGACTTGGGTCAGGTAATCCTGAGCAGAGTTGACCTGCATTCTATTTATACAGAGCCGAGAGAATTGATACAATGCGCTTCGTTCTCGTCAGCACACACGTCGACCAGACCACTGGATACTCCAAGGTGGCCTACAACCTTCTTCGTCAGGTGTCGTCTCTTGCCCCTGCGGTCAAGACGTTCCACTTTGGGTTCCAGCGCCATCCTGACCGCAAGAACATCCGCAAGCTTCCCGACAATGTGACGGGCTACGATGCCGCCGCCAATGAGGACCCGAGGGAGGAGGGATTCGGGTTCAACAAGATCGCCGAGTATCTGGAGATGGTTCGCCCGGATGTGGTCATGATCTACAATGACCCGCTCATCATCTGCAAGTTTATCGAGGCCATGAAGTACGAGAAGGCAACCGCGTCCTTCAAGCTGTGGCTGTATGTGGATCAGGTCTACACGGGTATCGCCAAGCCGCTGGTGGATACCATGAACAAGCAGGCCTCCGCAATCTACTGCTTCACCGAGGAGTGGGCTCGCACCTACGCGACGTATGGAGATGGTCCTCCTCTCAAGGTGAT